GTGCTGGACCTCGGCAGAATCGCTTGCTATACGCGCCCCGTGTTCCGGCGTAGCTCAGCGGTAGAGCAGTTGACTGTTAATCAATTGGTCGTAGGTTCGATCCCTACCGCCGGAGCCAAAAATCCCTGATAATACAGATATTTGCGGGCAAGCCCCTTCGGGGGCTTTCGTCGTTTCTGGTCTGGGGTAACATCTGGGGTAACGGATTCGCACATGGAAAAGGCCGGGAGCAATGCCCCCGGCCCTGATCGCCCCCGGCCTCTCTCAACCGTGACGATCTGCGCCGCGCCCCCGAAAGGATTAAGAGGCCGCGCCATGACGGGGTTTTCGGGCCATGCGTCCGGGCACTCACCGTCTGATCCCGGATGCTTCGCGTCAAGGCAACGCAAGGCGCATCCCGGCCTTGTCTCACCTGATCCCTACCCACGCCGTGCCGCTGCCCTTCTCGGCCCGTTCCAGTGCCTCGGGCGGGAAGTTCGCAGACTTCATTTCGGTGCTGACGAACCAGAAGCACCGGGCGTCATTGCCGAACGCCCCGCCCATGCCGCCGAAGGTCATCACCGGCCCGCCGGATTTCAGCTTCACCAGATCGCCCGGCTTCAAGTCATGCTGCGCCATCGTCTTTCCCCCAATTCACAAGGCTCAAGGCCAGATCAACCTGTGCCGGGTCCAGCCCCGCCGCTTTCGCTTCGGCCAGAGCCGAGATAATCGCCCCGGCGGATCGCGCCCGGTTGCCGCTGTCATAGGCTTGCAGGGGCCGCATAACGTCGATCATCACCGGCCCGCCCAGCTTCGCCGCCGCTTCCTCGGCCATCTGCATCGCCAGAGGTTGCAGCACCCATTGCGCCAGATGCCGCTGCGCCTCGCGCACCAGCGGGCCTTGGGCCTCACCGATGAACAGGCCCGGCAGCACCCCGAAGGCGGAACAGATCGCTTGCCGCGCCCCTGACAGCAGCGCCTCAGGCATCATGCCCGCGATGCTCGGGGTGATGTCTGCCGGTCGCCAGTCCTGCGCCGGAACAGGCCCGCCCGCCGCCGTGACGTTCACCGACTCGCGCAGCATCACCCGGCCCCGCCTGCCACGGAAGCCCCGGCCAATCGCCTCAAGGTCAATGTCCGGGCTTTCGGGGAAGGGGATGATCGAGGAACCCATGGGCGCATGGGCATAGACTTCGGCAAGCGCGACCTCGATCTGTTGCAGCAGCCCGGCGGTGAGGCTGGATCGCCGCAGCGGGGCCTGCCCGTTCCAAGGCTGCGCCGGGTCGGGCGCGGTCCTGAAATGCAGCACCTCGGCAGCCAGCGCCGTTGTGGTCGTGTTCCCGCCCGCCTCGGGCAGCGACAGGCGATAGGCGCGCGGCACCCCGTGGCGGGTCGTCACCTCCCAATCCACCGCCGGAATGAGCGCATCCCCGATGTAGAACAGGCATTCGCCCCGCAGGGCCAGAGCGCGGGCCGCAACGGCCATGCTGTGCCGGTTCAGCAGGTTGGTGCCGTCCACATGAGCCAGCGACAAGCCGCCTTCCCAGAGCGTCACGCAGCCCTGCACCGTGGCGGTCAGTTCACCGATGCCCGAGACGCCAGCGATATAGGCTTGCCGTGCCCCGATCAGTTGGGCCGTGAAGCCGCCACCGCTGCACCGTGGGAGCCGGTCACGCCGGTCAAGACGACCCAGACCCTGCGCGCCCACAGTTTCGGCGTTCCGGCAAAATTCATCGACGGCGTGACGATCCAGGCAGGTGACCAGTTCGTTATTTCCGAGGTGCCGACGCTGGAATACGTCCAGACCGCCGGCGCTGTCGTGCGGATCGAGATCGACGGTGTGCCGTGGCAGGTCGTCGGCGTCACCGACATTCCGGCGGCCGGGGTGCGGGCGGCGGTGCGGTTTCAGGTGCGGCGATAATGGCCCGCCGTCCGACCCGATCCCAGCAGCGCCTGTTCGCGCGCCTGATACAGCGTCTGACGCCGGAACTGGCGGCGGCGTTCGAGGCGGCGGTGGCCGAACTGCGGGCCGGGGTGGTGTGGGCCGATCTGATCGCGGCGCTGGAGCGGCAGGACGTGCTGGCCGCCATCGCCGCGCTGAATATCGAGCCTGCCGCGATGTATGCTTATGGCGCGGCGAAGCAGGCGGCCTATGCCGAGGCTGGCGCGCTGGCCGCGACGACGATCATAGCCCCTGGCGCTGGCGTCGTGGGCGTCCGGTTCGACATGATGAACCCCGGCGCCGAAGCGTGGATCAGCACGAATGTCTGGGGTCACCTGTCGGGCTGGATGCAGGAGGAGCAACTGGCGGCGGTGCGGCAGACGATCCTCACCGGGTATGAGGTGGGGCGCCACCCACACAGGATCGCCACCGATGTGGCGGGGCGCGTTGTCAATGGCCGTCGAACCGGCGGGGTGATCGGTCTCGATGCCGAGCGGGCGCGCCGCCTGACTGCCGTGACGCACGGGATGCAGACCGCCGAGGGCGTGCAAGACCTGGTGGTGATGCGCAACGGGGTGCCGGCCGTGCGCTACAAGGTAAACCGAGCCACCGAGGCGCGCATCATCAAGGCGTGGCGCGCGGGCGAGGCTGTTCCGGCGGCGGATCGCGCCATATCGGAGCGGCAATACAGCAACGCCCTGCTCAAGGCCCGCGCGCAGCAGCTATCGCAGGACGCCACGGCGGAGGCGGTATTCGCGGGGCGCGAGGAGGAATGGCGGCAGACGCTGGACAAGCTGGGCCTGCCCGACGACGCGGTGAGCAAGACCTGGATTCACGGCGGCGGCCCGAAAGACCCGAGGCCCCACCACGTCGCCATGTCGGGAACCACCGTGCAGGGGATGAACACGCCGTTCGAGTTCGCCAACGGGGCAGCATTGCGCTGGCCGCACGACCCCGACGGGCCGGTGAGCGAGACGACGCTCTGCACCTGTGGGTGCAATTTCGGGCTGGATCACACGCGGGGGCTGACATGACCTGCAAGGACTGTGAGGCGCGCTGGGCCGCAATGCGGCAGGCAGTGCTGGATTACAAGATCGCCTCCGCGCTGGGCCATGCCGTCAAGGGCGCGGCCGAGATTGTCGGGGTCAAGCCAAAGACCGGGGCGAAAGGCGCCACGGCGAAGCCGATGCGCAAGGCGAGATCGGCGCGCGGATGACTGTCAGCTTACGTCAAGAAGACACCTTTCTGTCGCAAAGGCAGAGACGATCACGACCATGTAGTGACCGGCAACCGACAGAATGGCGCTCGCTGTGAATCCCTCGAACCCGGTATATGCGCCATAGGCATTTTTGGCGTTCACCTCACCGCAGATAAGGCCACTCTCCAGAACGCGGAGATTTCTGAATTGCGCGGACCATGGGTCACGCAGATCGCGTTTGACTTGGGATTCCACCGATTCTTTCAGCGGGCCATCGCTCAGCGGTGTTGCTGACGCCGCAGTTTGATCGGCGAAGAAGGCAATCAGGGATTCCATGTCGGGAGGGAACCCGAATCTTTCTGCGGCGGCAGTGATACCGGATCGAGACGCGGGTCCGATGCGGCCGTCAATTTCGCCGCTGTAAAGGCCCAGACTCCTGAGCTTGAGTTGGACCCCGGCCGCCATCATCTGATCGCCCTGAGCGGGCGAGCCGCTGATGGCCATGAGCATGGCGATGGAAAATATGATGGCTCTCATGCGGTCCCTCCGGCCTTTTGCGCCGCAATGGTCGGCGGTTTTGGCGGCACTCGTCAACTGAAATCGGCCCAAATCAGGTAGGGATCATGGCAGGCTTTGCTGATTCTGTTGGCGCATGGGCGGCGGAGACCGAGGCTCGGCTTACGGCGGTGTGGCGCGGCTCCATCGACATGCTGGCCGAGGAAATGGCCCTGCCGCGCGGCGCGGGGGGCAGGCTGCCACACCTGACCGGCAACCTGATGAACAGCCTGCTGGCCAGCACGGCAGGAATGCCCGCACAGGGCGGCCCGGATGCGAAATACGCCGGTAGCAATGTCGGGACCGTGACCGCCACGCTCGGGCTGGAACAGACTGTGTGGCTCGGGTTTCAGGCGAACTATGCCCGCCGCCAGAATTACGGCTTCGTCGGGCAGGACGCGCTCGGCCGGACCTACAACCAAGAGGGATCGCACTTCGTGGAATACGCCGTGCAGATGTGGCCCGTCATTGTCGGACTGGTGGCGGAGGACGTAAAAAGCAGGGTGACGAGCCGATGACCGCCACGGTTGAAACTGCGATCTGGCTGGCGCTGCGGTCGCGCATCGCAACCCTTCCGTTCAGCCCCGCGCTGCCGGTGGCCTATCCCGCCAGCACCTATCGCCCGGACGGGAAGCCATACCTCGCCGTGGGCCGGGTATCCATCGCGCCGCAGCGGGTGTTCATCGGTCGCGGGGCGCACGACCGCCGGGGCTGATCGTCCCAGACGCCCATGAGGCTGCCCAGCGCGATGCCCGCCGCCAGCGCCGTCTTGGCATTGCCGCGACCGATCGACAGCAGCGCCACCATGACGCCCTCGGCCATCGCGCCCCGGATGAACCGCTTTTGATATTCGGCCAGAACCAGAGGCTCACCGGCCTTCGGACCCTCGGGAATCTTGAGCGATTGCAGGAACTCGATGACGGTTTCGGGGTCGATTCTCCCCCGGATTTTTTCGGGAGAGAGAGAAGAAGAGGAAGACCCCCCGCACGCGGCCACCCCCCTATTGTTGGGCATTGGGACCATTTTGCGGGGTCGCCCGCGCCCGCGCTTGGGTTGATCCGTCATCACGCGCGCCCCTGCACCGCGAAGTGGATCACGCCACCGGGATCGCTATGAACCGGCTCGGCCCGCAGGATGGTGTATGTCCCGCCCCCTGCCGTGATGGTGTCGCCGGGCACAGTGGGGTTGAGGGTGACAGGCACCGCCATGACGCCCACCAGATCACCCGCCAGAATGACGCCCTGCGATACCCACTCGGCCCCCGCTTCGGTGGCGATGAACCGGATGCTTTCCGTGGTGATCGTCGGTTCAACCGGATTCCACGGGGCTTCGGGATCAGGCACCCCCGGCGTGATCCGCGACAGCGTGACGTTGCCGCCATAGCGGGCCAGAAGGCGGGCGTTCATCTGGACGTGTCTCGTAGACATAGGGGCCTCGATAGGTCAGCTCATATTACCTAATATAGGTCCGGTTTGATACCTATTTCTTGCGGGCATAGTCCGGCCACCCGCTCCTTCCCCCCCGTCATGCAGGGGAAGGCCCTTCGCTTCCTCGATCCGTATCCGCGCGATGCCCGTATCGTGGGCCAGCCGCTTCCCCCTGAGCTTCTCACTCAGCCCGCCCTTTGCAGCTCTGCGCCGGTGCGGTCCCCGATCTGTCACCCTGCGCCGCAGCATCAGGTTCACCAGCCGGTGGGTTACGTTGTCGCGTTTCTGTGCAGACCCAGAAGGAGCCGGTGCCGCACGGGGTGGGTTAGAAGTCCCCGGATCGTCATTCACCCGCTGATATCGCTCAGCGGTCAGAGGCTAGGGCGGTTGAAGGGATATGCCCGGCGTGGCCGGTATGCTCGCGTGAATGGACGCCCCCGCACCGCGCCCGAGGCGCGGGGGCGGGGTGGCGTTATGTCGGCGGTGCCAGAAGCAGGGTCTGGATTTGCTCCCGCTCGCGCTCTTCCAGCGCCTCGTCATCGGCAAGCTGGTCGAAGTCGATATACCTGTGGATTGCCTCACGCAGGATTTGCGCAATGATGTTCGGGGGCAGCGCCTCAAGCTGGCAGGTGCCGCCCGTCCATGTCTTGGAGCGGCTGTCAGTGGCTTTCGGTGGCGCGGTCGGCAGATCGTATTCGCGCACCTGCGCCGAGGTCAGCGCCACCCGCTCAAACTGGACGGTGACAAGCCCGTGCCTGCGGTCCGCATCCACGAAGGCGGCCACATCCTCGGCCACGCTGTCGAAGATGGATTCGCCGCTCGGGTCGAAGTCGCCCAGGTGCAGAATGACCGTCGGTTTCTCGATCCGGCAAATTCGGTCGGCCAGGTCTTTCTTCGCGGTCAGGCTGTCGAAGCCTCCCGAGGAATAGACCTTCACCGAATAAGGCTCGGCCACATCGTCGAGCTGCGGCAGCATCCCCGCCGCCTCGCACCACACTTCAATGTGGTATTCCTGATCGGCCAGCTTGTTCCGGGTGTAGTTCTGCCCGAGGTGCCGGACATGCCGCAGGAAGGCGTCCTTGTCGTCAAAGTGGTCGCGGCGATAGGTCGTCACCCCATCATCGCGGATCGCAGCGAAGGGGATCAGCCTCCCGCGCCGGGCATTCGCAAGGTGGTGGCAGAGGCGACTATAAGCCGCCTCCGTCTTGTCATAGCCATGCGCCCCGACCATCCGATAGAAGATCTGGCGACAGGTCAGGGGCCAATACTGCCGGTATTCATCCAGCACGGCCTGAGCCTGCGCCAGAAGCTCGCGCGTCTTGGCCTGCGGGTTGTAATGCTCGATGTAGCCACGGGGCCGGGAAGTTTTCGGGCAGGCCGTAAATTCCCCGGTGCCGCTTTTACGGCCTGCCGGAATATTCACGTTGTCAGCCCTCGCCCTCAAGAAGGTCCAGCGCCTCGGCCAGAGCCGCGCGGGCTTCCAGCCGGTTCCGGTCGGTCATGTCGGGAGATTCGGTCGCGTCCAGCGCGATCAGGATCAGGTCGCGGATTTCGTCATTTCGGGCATGGACAAACGCAGGCGTGTTACCATATTGTTCTTTTTGAAACTGCCCGGTTTCGACTTCTACCCCGGTCGCGCCCGCCAGCGCGCCGGGGTTTTCGCTTTCGTGGGTCATGCCGCCACCTCGCGCGCTTCGGCCCGGGCATCGAGCCACGCAGCCAGTTCGGATTCGCGCCAGTAGTTGCGGCCGGAAATCTTGATCGGTTTCGGGAAGTCCAGCGCCGGGGTGTTCAGCCAGCGCCAGAAGGTCATATCGGTCACGCCGCCGCACAGTTCGCGCGCAGCAGCCGCCGAAATCAGTTTGCGTTCCATTGGTCAGCCTTTCGCTGGGTTGCGTTAGGCTTGATCAAGTATCGGCTTTCATCTGTGACAGATCAGGGGTGTGTCACAGGTTTCTTCTTGTGGCGCTGCCAAAGCCCCCGATTTGCCTCTGCGCTCGTTCCAATGCCTCTTGCCGCAACAATGCGGGCGGCGCTCGCGGCAGTTTGCCCCGCGTCAATCAATTTCCCCATTTCCGCCAGAACAGCAGGGGTATGCTCAGCAAGGTCGCCACGCCGCGCGTTAGCCCCCTCTTCCGATTTTTTCAGAAATTTCTGCCCACTTATAGCCTCACGCTCCCAGTCCCATTTCATCGCGGCAGTTGCCCACGCGACACCAGCTTGGAAAGCATACCGGGCAGACAATTGGGAATTATTTTCGGAAATGTTGTGATCTGCGATTTCAAGGTATCGCATAATTTTCCGCGCGAAATCTTCCGGCGAATCTGCCTCGGGAGCGCCGTCTATCTCTCCTTCAAGAATGTCCCTACAAGTTTCCCTTACATCGTCGGTTACGGCTGCGAACAAGCCCCTCTCGGAAACACGCTGTCCGAAATTTCCTTGGTTTCTTCTAAAACTATCGCGGGCCGCTTTTATGTCGCCGGATGTGTTTCCGGTCATGTCATATCTAGTAACGCTCCGGGCAGTTATTCCCGTTCCGATCTTCTCAATTTTCGGCATTACCGCACCCCCCCGATCCGCACCACGTTGTCCGCGTTGCCCTCGATCAGCGCCGCCACAAACCGCGCCCATGCGTCCAGCGCCTGCCGCTTTTCCTCGGCATAGTCATGGCGCTGATACACCGCGACGATCCCGCCCCCGGTGCCGCTGACATGGTTCAGCACGGCCTCGGTGATCCGCACCGCAATGCCAAGCCGCGCCATGCCGGTCGCCGCCGTCCTGCGCAGATCGTGGAACGTCCAGCGCGGTATCTCCACCGCCTCGCCCCGTTCCTTCGCCGCGATCTGTTCCATCGCCTCGGCCAGATGCGCCCGCGCCTTGAAGAACCCACTCACAGGGGTTGTGCCGGTGGTCGTGAAGATGAACCGCACCACGCCTTTATCGTCTGCCACCCGCTCCACCCCGTCCAGAACCTCGCGCACCGCGTCCGACAGGGGCACGTCATGCGCCCGCGCGTTCTTTGTCCGATCCGCTGACAGGTGCCACAGCTCGCCCCTGATTTCACCATCGGCCATCTGGGCCACCTCATTGAGCCGCTGGCCGGTCAGCAGCAGCACCTTGCCCAGAGGCCCCCACGGGAAGCCCTCGGCCTCACACGCCGCCCAGAACCACCGGATTTCATCATCGGTCAGCACTCGGTCGCGGCTGGCCTCTTTTGCCACCGGCTTCACACCCGTTGCCGGTGACATGGGCAGTATGTCGCGCTCCACCGCCCAATTCAGGAACTTGCTCAGATAGGCCCGAACCCGGTTCGCCGTCACCACGCGCCCGCTATCCGCGATCCCGTCCAGAAGGTCGATCACGTCGCGTCTGGCAATGTCGTGAATATCCCGCTCGCCCCATTCCGCGACCACGAAGCGGTCAAGCTCGCGCCGCACCACGGCCCCGGATTTCAGGCCCGACAGGTGCCGCTTGTCATACTGGCCGATCAGGGTCTTGATCTTGTCGCGTTCGGATAGCTGCGCCTCGGCCTTCGCTGCCTTGGTCGCCTTCTTCTCGATAGCCGGGTTCTTGCCCCGCTCGATCTTGTCCAGCGCCTCGGAGGCTGCGGCCCGTGCCTCGGCCACGCCCATGAGCGGCCAGCGCCCGAGGGTCAGCTTTGCAGGCTTGCCACCGAACCGATAGCGCAAGGCCCAGGACTTCACGCCGCTGGCCTGCACCACAAGATAGAGGCCCGACAACGCCGGATCGGGGATTTCATAGCGCCGCGCCGGGTCCGGCTTCGCGGCTTCAACTGCCTTTGTCGTGAGCGCCCTTGCCATAGTCAATTTGTCCTCTGGGGTAACACCGGGGTAACACTTTCGGCTGTATTGAAGTGTTACCCCGAGTTAGAAACTATCCCTAACATGAGGCACATTTCCCTTGTTTTCAAGGGGTATATGGCGGATGGATAGTTTTACAAAGTTTGCCCCCGTTAAGTTACAAAAATAGACTGTTAATCAATTGGTCGTAGGTTCGATCCCTACCGCCGGAGCCAAAAATACCAAGAAAACCAGCGAGTTACGAACCGGCAAATTTGCCGGTTTTCTTGCCTTTGTTGCCATGTCAGGAAT